CGGGGCTGTCCTGTCGAACCCTGACACACAATGCGTCAGCGTGATGCGGCAGATTCTATACTGTTTTTACAAGTATGAACTACCGTACTCAGAAACACAGACACAACAGGTCATCAACAGTTTCAAAGAAACTGAGAGTGATCTTGTTCATGTCGATGCTTCCCTCGCTTTATTGCGTGGGGCTCTTCATGACTTCAACCGGACGCGACGTCGCCCCATTACTCGAGAAGATCTTAAAGATCCTACTTGGGCTTCTGTGACGACTAATCAACTCCGGGTTTTGCGCGAGGCCAAAATACTCCTTTGGAGATTATTTCGGCGATTCGACCCTTACAACATCACGCCCAGACACGGCCCTGGAGTAGTTTCCACAAAGGAACGACTCGGTGGGAAGTATATGTGGCGTAATGTTAGCAGTCGAATTACAGAGGTTTACCCTTTTGATGCGTATTTCTGCGCGTCATCAGGTCACGTCTGTGACCTCGGTGCTGGATTTCCATCCATCACCGAAATCGATCATTCTGCTCAAGTTTTACTTGTGCCGAAGGATTCCCGCGGACCTCGCCTAATCTCTTGCGAACCCGTTGATTTTCAATGGATTCAGCAAGGGCTAAGGCAGGCCATTTATGAGTTAGTGGAGACAACGGACCTTACAAGGTACAATGTCTTCTTCACTGATCAGAGTCCTAACCAAAAGGGAGCCTTACTAGGCTCTCTAACGGGTAGGTATGCAACCCTTGACCTCAAAGAGGCCTCGGATCGCGTCTCTATCAGCCTTGTCCATCTGCTGTTTCCAGAACACCTTCACAGGTTTCTGGACGCGAGCAGAAGTGTTTCTACTGTGCTGCCAAGCGGTGAAAAGCTTGTGCTCAGAAAGTTCGCTCCAATGGGGTCAGCTTTATGCTTCCCCATAATGGCGCTTACGATCTGGGCGCTTCTCACTGCAAGCGCACCTGACGAGGACACTCGTGAGAGTATCCTAGTGTATGGCGATGATGTCATTGTACCAACGGCTTTCGCCGAGAGCGCAATGAGCATCCTCGAGGTGTTTGGGTTGAAAATCAACCGCACCAAGAGTTGCACCCAAGGACTCTTTCGTGAGTCCTGTGGCGTCGACGCCTTCCAAGGCGTCGATGTTACTCCAGTCCGTTTCAGGACTGTTTGGGACACATCGTTTCGTCCTGACGTTTATACCAGTTGGATCGCTTATGCGAACCATCTCTGGGATAAACGCTATTATAACACATACGACTATGTCGTAAGCAAGTTGGAGGCCATATATGGCCCCATCCCTGGCGAAGATCTCTCTTTTGGGAGATATCCTAGCTTGCGTTATTCAGCTGCCCGCAGTCAAGACTTCAAACGTCGTCGAATGCCAAGCTACAAAAGCTTGAACATAAGGTCTTCGTTGAAGTCTCTTCATCAGTAACTCAAGTCCTACCTGGCTGGAACATGCTTCTCCGCTTTTTTGTGGAGTCGCGTCCTCCTCTCAGGGGCACTCATGAGCTCCGGAAAGCTTTCCAAGATTTCGAATCTGGGAAGGCCTTCGCAGTCAGTCAGTACACGAAGCGCCACGCAAGTATTCTTGCGCGGCGTTGGCGATGACTTTGCCCGAAAGGGCAATTATTG